CTCGGACCTACGCTGGGGCCTCCGCTGGGTAGTTTTTTCAATTACTACCCCTCGACCACTAATACGGTCGAGCCATCCGCAGTTTGATGTCGACGACTGCGGGGCGTCCAGAACGCTCCAATGTCCCTCGGCAATCGGGTAATTGCCTCTCTTGAGGAAATATTTAGAGAGGGCAGCTACGCCGTCTATCTTGTTGATAGGCGACTTGGCCGAGACTACATATCCCCTGACCAAAGGGGACTGTGTGTCTCTATCATAACCATCACGATCGAAACCGTGATAGTCATGTCTACCCAATACAGGCGAAGATGGCCGAACAACCGGAAAGAACCGAAGTAATTTCCGGATTCGACCATCCAGCCATTCCGTCGTGTTTACCCAACCAGCGAAATACATCTGGTTGCGAAGTGACACTAACGAAATGACTCCTGTAGCGTCTGACCGTCGTGACGGGAACATCTCTCGGACCTTGACTATACTAACGTCATGGCCCTCGAAATACTCCCGCCCACAAGACTCTCTGAACCTGCCGGTCCAAAAAGACTTGGCCTCGTTCACTCGAAACCCGAAGGCTTCGAGCGAGAGAACGACGGTTTGCACGAAGTGTGTGGGGATAATAATGTCGTCCCCAAACACGCGCACCGACCCCTTGTACCGGTTGATCTCGGTACGTCGGGAAAAGCGGTGTCCTAGCTCCTTTTCGAATCCGAGGAAGATGACGGTCAAGAAGACCATCGCCTCAATCGGAAACGTAAGAGCAGAACCCATAGACGCGAACTTGGAGAGCTTAAGTACTTCTGGCTCTCCAGGAACGCAAGCCAGTTGGCTACGAGTTGCGCGAACCGCCCGCTGCAAATGCGGGTGATTCGACAGCATCGTATCAACCAGCTGCATTGACACTCTGTCGGACGCCTCACTAAGGTCTAGTGTGGCGAGTGCTCCCGTTAGGGAGCCTTCCTTTGCAAGAGCTTGGTTCGGCTCTTGGTCTAGGAATCCGATCAGATTGTGGAGGAGTTGGTCCTCCTCCACATACGCGTAAAACAGCTCCTGGAGACCCTGCTGCATGTACTGCATAGCAGTGGGCTCAATAGCAATAATACGCGGTGTTTTTAGCGTCTTAGGTACTGTGATAACCCTCACGGGTATCTCA